CCAGAGTATTCCATTCATCAATGGTTCGTTGGACGTCAGTCTGACAAATAGTATCTTTAGATACTATTAAATCATTTATATCTTTTTCTTTATCTTTATCTAATTCTGTATATAAATCTAATTCTAAATCTTTATCTAAATCTTTATCTAAACCTATATCTTTATCTGAGTGCGTCTTTTGTTCGTCTATTTTGCGTCTTTTCTGCGTCTGCCTGTTTGAACGCTCTATTAGTTTGGTATCATCAATAGAATTTCCATTTGTCAGTGAGTAACTTCCGTTATCTTTCAATAGCAGTTTCTTTTTTTCATCAGTGTATGAAGTTTCTATATATCTGTCTCTGGACAGGGTGTTGTGCATTCTCCAATGTTTAATAACGATCACGCCATCATCAAACAAGATAACAAATCTCTTGGCAATTAGAAGCTTCAAATCATCATCATTCGCTCCTATTATTTTTTCAATCCTCTTTGGGTTTCCAATAAATCCATCATCGTCCGCTCTCATGTTTAGATGAAAATAAAGACATTGTGTTGATAACGGCATATCAAGAAAAGCATCTGTATCAACAATTTTCATTGTGAACATTCTTTTATTTGCCAATTTTAAAATTCCTTTCTCCAATTCCTGTTTTTTTCAAAAGTGTTTATTTTAATTTAACTTCAATTCCATTGATTTTCAGTTCTCCATTTACCGGAATTACAAGAGATGGAACGCCGTTTATTTCTTTCAATTCAATCAGAGCAATTTTATCCGGCTGGATGCAGATTGTTGCATCTGGTGTTACAATTTTTGCAGTTTTTGAATTGTGGATATTGTCAAGTGCAGCAGGCTCATTACTGAAATACGTTTCCCAGTTTTCCTTGAAATCTGATAACTTCTCGCCTGGAACTCCGCAATATTCAAAAATCTGTTCCATTTCGTCACATGATACAGTTATCATCTCCGGGCTGTCTTTCTTCTGTTCTCTTACTTCCTGCAAAGATTCAACCAGACTTTCGGTAAAATCGAATGTTGTGCATCCCTCAAAATTATCCATGATGAAATCCGAAAAGACATTCATCTCATTTCCTGGTATACGTGGAATTTGTGTGCCAAGAACATTTTCGATGAAGTCGGGATGAATATTCTTTATGTTTTTGTTGAAATATAAGGTTCCATGAATATCAGTGCTTCTGTCATTGAATACAGGGAATAAGAATCCTGTTTCTGGTCTTGAGACTACCCAATCACGAATTCTGTCTTTGATGTTATTTTCAGCCACATCATAGCTAAGCCCAGCCTTTGAAAGATTTACTGGACAAATGCTGCACAGAATGTGTTCATAAATTTCTTCTGATGCATCGTGCATTTCGGTTCCATCAGAAGCCTTTCCAGGAATGTCATATACTGCATGAATGAGAACTATGTAGTAATTTTCTGGATAGTCATAGTTTTCAATTACTTTGTCGTAGAACTCATCCAAAAGCTCATCGTCTTTAAGTTTGCTTGCTCTGATCCGCATAAGAAATTCCTGCGTTCCGCCTTCTTTTTCCTGTGATAATGGAAAATCAAGGTTCATAAGATTTTTTCCAAGTCTGCCAGACATAGTTTTCTTGAAAATGTCAAAATACTTAAACATTTCTTCCTCTGGAAGAGAAAGGAATGCTTCTTTAATTTTGGTTTTCTTATTTTTTTCTGCATCCACATAACAACCACAAATACGTGTAATGGAACAATTTGCTGGTGTAAACTGTTTCTTGATCTCTGCGATTTCTTTCTTGTTCATGATTAGTCCTCCCTATTTCTATTTCTATTTTTGATTTTTTCATAATAAAAAGTCACATCATCTGTAACAATTCTAACAATTCCAAACCTTTCTCCTACTTGAAACGGAATGCTATCCCTCATAAGTCTTTTTGGAATCCCAGAAAGATATTTTCTAAATTCTTCTGGTTTTAAAGCTGATTTGTAATGATTGCAAGAGCGACACGCAGGAAGCATATTAGAAATATCGTCCTCTCCGCCACAACGTATAGGATTTACGTGGTCTACTTGCATATCTTTATATTCCAATGCGCAACCACAGTAAGCGCAATACCCTTTGCATTTTTCATATACTTTCATGCGCTCTTCTTTTGATAATTTTCGCCTTTTTGGAATTTTCATATTTTCGCCTCCAGATTGTTATTTTTGATAGTATGAACAGACTATAAATAGAATCCAAAATGCACATAAGCACAATGCGTTTTCAATGTAATAAATTCTAATAGACACAGTAACAGCGGCTAAAATCCATACAATTGTTTTGACGATGCAGCTATAATAATTCTTTTTGACTAATTCTTTTTACCTCTCTCGCCTGTTTCTTCTCAATCCACTTATTGATTTTTTCATCGGAAATCATGTACATTTGCTTTAACATTTCGATGCAGATCAACACATCTGCAATTTCTTCTATCATGTTATCACGGTTGATTTTTCCGCGCTTTGCCTTACTGATTGCTTGGATAAGCTCTGCGCATTCTTCCATGCAAACCGTGTTTGATTATTTCTGCCGTAGCGCAAAATACTTTCTGCGATAACACCTTTATTAATCTTTATCCCTGTGATTAATCCGGCAAGAGCCTTTGCTCCAGAATCACACGCCCATGCTTCTTTGAGATAGTTCTTCTGCCATTCATCTTTGATTTCTGAATCTCCCAAGAAACATAAATGCTGGTCTCTCATATCGGATAATATATCTTTTGCTTCTTTAACGTCCACTTTTTTTCACCTTCCATTACATAATTTTCCACAAATAATACATTTGTACACCCATCCTCTTCTGTGGTGATGGTATTTAATCCATTGATGTCTATGCATTCTTTATCTCATCCAACTTCTTCTCGGCTTCTTCACGGGTAAGGAATACGGTTTTGCCAAGTTTGTTTACTGAAAATCCGTCCAAGTTGGGATAGATTCCACTATTTAACATCCAACTAAAATAGGTTCCGTGCATATTAACTGAAACCATCGTGATTCTCAATTCTGAAACAAAATTTCTTGTTGGAACATATACCGTATCTCCGACTTTACACGGTAATCTCACAAGCAAGCCCTGTTCTTCTAAGTCTTCATAAGTGGCGAGTTTTTTAATCATATTCTTTACTGTTTTGCAATTTCCTGCACCCTGTGAGCAATTATCGCAATATGAACTGCACATAATGCTTCGGCGTTCGTTATATGTGATTCTTGAAAAATCTCTTTTTGTTAATCTCTCCATCTACTTCACCTCTTCCAATTGACTTTCTACTGTATTTGCAAGTAATAACATTGATTCAATAACTTTATCTGTTAATGACATTCTATATTTATTGTCAGCAAAATACTTAACGTGAGCTATTGCTTCCTTAATCTTTTCTTCGCACACAACAATTTCGGATGCTTCATACAAGGGCTTATCATCACTGTAATAAGTTACATTTTTGTCATCGTAAAATTTTAACATATTCGGAATCGGAATATTCAGTGCATTTAAATGATTTTCTCCTATCCACTTAAATCCCTGTAATTTTGCCATTTTCAGAACTTTCAAATACTCTTCCTGCGTTTTTACGAATACGCTTTTTCCAGTTAAATCAATCATCATAATTTCCTCCTGTAATCTCATCAATACACTGATTCCAGCCCTCTGCAAAGCCAGAATCAGACGTATTAGCCGGATAATCTCCATTGTCTTTTTCTGGCAAATCCATAAGCGGACACCAATCAGGTCTTGATTTGCTTTCGCAATCATAATGTTCTTCTGTCATCAGAATTGCATCATAATATAAACAGTCAGCTAATTCACAGCATCCCTCATATTCAAGATTTCCACAATATTCAGTTCCGAACGGGCAGCCATAACAATTTTCTGGCGTGTCAATCACTAATACTGATTTGCTCATTCAACTCCACCGCCTTTCACGATTTCGATTGCCCTGCTCAGTCCAGCATTGTATCCTTGATGCACATCAGATAAAATACATTCTGATTCAATGAATTTATCTCTTTCCAATTCGCTAATAGCCTTATCCACATCAAAAACTGTCGGTTGCTCATTGACACAATCAATAAACTCTTTCTGGTCGGAACTAATACTTGTTCCAATTTCCCAAATTTTGATGTATTTAATTAATTCGTCAGCATCAATCAGTCTACTCATTCAGTTTCACCGCCTTTTATAATTTCATCAATTATTGTATCTTCTTCTATGCAATATTTTTCAAATAAATAATTCTCTAATTGTTCCACAACCTTATCCACATCAAAAGCTGTCGGCTGCTCGTCAATAATATGTATATATCTGTCTATAATCTTCTGTATTGGTTCTCCTAAGATATTTTGAAGCAGTATATCTTTTTTTAATTTATCTGTGTCGATTAACCGCATTCCTCAGCCCTCCTTGTATGGCTCTGGAAGTGGTCGCCATGCCGTAATCTCAATCCAATCATAATTGCTATCAAGATAATATCCGTCACAATCAATAAAGCTTGTATCTTGCCATGTTGTTTCTCCGTTAGTAACCAATATTTCTTGTCCGTCATCTGGCATTTTGCAGTCAAGCATATACTGTATATCAGTTGATATGGATTCTTCCGCACGTTCTTTTTCTGATATCTGATGATATTTTACCGGAATCCACCCATTTTCTTTCTCGTCCTGTTCCAGATCGTCCAGAAGACTATTTACGATATCCAGCGCACTCCCTGGAAGCCCATGCTTATACTGTGATTTATTTTCTATCTCAGTTTTGTATTGTTTTAATCTGGTTCGTACTCTGCTCATGCTTCCACCTCCTCATAAGTTTCTCTGAATATATCTGGTTTACATGGATAAAATTCACCGTGGACACCTTTGATGATGTAATCACCAATGTTTGCAAGATGTTCACCCTCTAGCGTCTTGATTACTAATCCGCCCCGGAACCTTCCTCGATGATTTGTACCAGTCCACTGTACTGCATCAATTACAACTGGTTTCTTTCTGTATCTCATACCTTGGCCTACAAACTCATTTGCACAATTAATTACGTCCAAAAGTCTTTTAGTGGAAAAGCCATGCAATTTCCGTAATGCCAGCATGGTTGTTACCGTGTTAATTGTATTCGCCCAGTCGTCGCCAGTGCTGAATCCATCGTTGTAAGCCTGATCTTGCATGACTTCCAGCTCTTTACGTGAATTCTGCATGGCTCTGGCGAATGCCTGTGACATTTGATTATCGCATTCCAGCACCCTATTTTTCTTTGGCGCTTTCATCTTTAATTTGCTTCCCATGTTTCTTCCTTTCGTATCTGTATTCCGTCAAACGGTATGCTCTCGATATTCCCGGATGTTCTGTGGCAATCAGAGAATCCATCTCCAATTGCCGCATATGTCTCTGGACGGTACACTTTGTAAGGTCTGTTCCATCCATAATTTCTTCATAAGAAGGCATATATCCGTGTTTCTCAAAATACTCCACCAGAAATCTGTAAATATCGTTTCTGGCAGATTGTCCCTCATTATATTTTCTCTGACGGTAATTCATACGCAAAACGGCTATTCTGCCGCAGTATTACTTTTCTCTTCACGCATTTTATTTAATCTTTCCGCAGCTTTCTTTTTCGTTTCGTCGGAATATTTTCTTGGTGGATTGATTTTAATGTAGGAATAAGGCAAGTGGGCGAAAATAGATCCATCGTTATTTCTGGCAATAATTTTCACATCTTCTGGAAATTCCTTTTCTAATTCCTCGCATCTGTTCTTCCAGGCACTTCCATTCTTGGCAGTAAGCCCTACATAATCTCTTCCGGGAATCCACTCAATAACACATTCATTGGTATTCTCTGCCATGTAATCACTCTCCTTTTAAATAATCAAAGATTGATATTTGCTGATAACATTGTTTTACGATAAAAAATCCTCAATACTCATTTGTCCTACCGGGCAATCCATTACATTTCCATTCAGTGCTTCTTCTACATTTGCTTTCATTTGTTTAAAATAGCTTTCTTTAAGTTCACATGAGATTGCTCTTCTTCCAAGTGTTAAAGACACAAATGGGGTGGAACCGATACCACCGAATGGGTCAAAAATTATATCTCCTGGATTGCTCCATAATTCAATGCAGCGCTGAATAACTTCCAGCTGCAAAGGGCAAATATGACGTTCGTCCTTATCTTCTCGTGCAGATTTTTTCTGTAATGTATCGCTCTGCCTAATGTCCATCCATACTGGACTTGCGTAGTTTTGCCACACATCAACAGGAAAAGTCTCGTGTGTATGCGAAATTCGTTCTGGATTTTCTCCTGGCTTTCTCATTGTGACAATATAATCCGGGATTCCCTGCCTGTTCATTGCACTATCTTTTCTAATCTGCTTATGCAGCAGTCCCAATGCTTTTGTTCTTTGCATTTCAGTTACTGGATTTTTCCAGATGGTAACCTTACTATGGTAAATAAATCCGCAATCTTCAAAAATCTGTCGCATGATTGCTGGAAAGTCTTTCAAGCCAATCACGCCGTCACGCTCTTTCATAAGCGGCAAGTCCATACAATGAAAACTAAGTAATCTTCCGGGCATTGTTATTCGATACAGTTCTTTTGCCAGATAGATAAAATGGTTGTAAAATTCATCATCTCCCTTACTATTCCCCATATCCCGGTCACTGTTACTGTATGTATACAAGCTAGAAAATGGTGGTGAAAATACTGTATAATGAATACTTTCGTCCGGGATTTCTTTTGTGATTTCGCAAGAATCGCCGTTGTATATTGCGTATTTTTCTTTAACAACCTGGTCTAAAACATTCATGCTGTAAATTCCTCCCAATCTGGCAATTTCATTTCTTTTGTTGGCTCATAAGGCGTACTTATACGGCAAGTGCTTTTAAGCTCTTTTTTTGTTATTTCCTTTGTTAATTCTGTCATTTCAGACTGCATTTTCTGGAAATCACATTGCTTCCTTTCAATATTTTCCTTTACGCAGCCTTCCTTCGCGGAAATAATAATGTAAACATTCACAGGCTTCTCTTGCCCGAACCGCCAACACCGTCTGACTGCTTGGTAATACTGCTCATAGCTATCTGAAAGTCCAGTAAATATCATATTGTGGCAATTCTGCCAGTTCATGCCGAACCCTGCAATTTTGGGCTTTGTGATAAGGCATTTGACCGTTCCATCAGAAAACGCCAACATAGAGTTGCTTTTATATTCTGATTTATCAGAGCCTTTTACTTCCACGGATTCAGATATCAGTTCGCTTAATCTTGCTGATTCGTCATTTAAATCACACCATACAAGCCATTTCTCATTTGAACTATTTACAAGTTTCGCAGCTTTTTTACATCTAAGTTCAAGACTTTCCTTTCTGGCTTCTCTTCGTTCTGTAAGTGTTAATGATTCTTTTATCGGCTCATTTCCGTCTACAATAATTTCGTTAATGTTAAGTTTCGGAAGATCGTAGCCAGATACTTGATACCCGATATTTGCTGGGTTATCTACAAATACACTGAATGTTGCCAGCCATTGCCAGAATACATCTGTTGCATGCCCCTTTAATCTCCATTTAGATGTTTGTCCACCGTCATGCACAAAGAACATTGATAACATTTCCGACCGTGTCATAACGCCGCAAAATTCGCTGTGATTTCCTATTTCCATATAGTCATTGGGGGCTGGTGTTGCAGTACAAGCCAACTTATAAGGAACTGAATGAAAATTCTGAATAATTGCTGTTCTGACTTTTCCAGAATAAGATTTAAGAATACTACTTTCGTCAAGTACAACTCCCACAAATTCATTTGCAACAAATTTATCCATTTTTTCATAATTGGTAATATTAATACCGCTGATACATTCAGATTGGCTTTCCACAACTTTTGCAGTATAACCAAATTTTTCAGCTTCACGCTTCGTTTGATCCGCCACAGCCAACGGTGCAAGAATAAGAACCATTCCACCAGCGTGTGTGCAAACTTGATGTGCCCACGAAAGTTGCATTGGTGTTTTTCCTAAACCGCAATCAGCAAATATGCAGGCTTTTCCTTTCTTTAAAGCCCATCTCACAATGTCTTTTTGAAATTCATACAACATTGGATTTAATTCCGATTTATCAATATCAAACCCACTGCTTTCAAGAACAAATCGTTTGCTCTTTAAAAAATCTTCATAATTCATTTTTAAAAGAAGCCCGGTGCACCCTTACGTCAGCTGAAGGCAAGCTCCTTTCATTTTTTATTTTTTATCTTTGGAATTTAGCCAGTAGAACTACTGGTGTGTTAGAATCAGTGATAGTTTTCTTCATTGAGTAAGTCGTTGAATTTTTCCAACGCCTTAATAGATACTTTGTTATTTGCTTTTTCTGGTCTGATTGATACATTTAAGTGAGTATCAATGATGTGTTTTAATTCTCTTGCAAGGGTTTTCTTGCCTTGTTGAAGTCCATCTCTATAACCTTTTGCTGGGCGAAATTCATTGATTTTTTCTTTTCCTTCTCCTTGGCTCCCAGAGGTTTTATTATATCTGCATTGATATCCTTTTTTGGTATACTCTAATATCCAGTATTGTTCCATTTTATCAAGCTGTTCGACAGGATAATGGATAAAATTTATTTTCCACCCAAAAGGATTTTCTTCACTGTAAAATCCTCTTTTCTTAATTGATAGGTCTATGTGCTGATACCCAGTAAGGTGTGAGCACATCCTCTGAATTATATGTACTGCCTGACCTATATAAAAGTATGAGATTTCGTTTTCATCAGTTCTGGTTAAAAAATATATTCCGCTCCCATCATCAAGCTTTGGATTGATCTTCATGAGTCTTTTTCGATTCGTTGTTTCAATAGCTTTTGCCTGTCTAAGCTTTTTATAATCCACCCAGAATCACTCCTTTTCAATCTGGTCAATGAGTTTTTTGCACTCAGCTTTGACATAAGCAAGTGAGTGAATTTTGCAATCTGGATTTTTGTTTAATTCTCGCCAGTAATCTCCCATTATTTTAAGCATTTTTTTGAAGTCTGGTTCTTCCCCGAAATACTGTTCTGCTATCTCAATATCATAACCATCGAAACAATGAGCGCAGTCAAATCCAATCCACCATGTATCATCATCGTCACAATCGTGTAGAAATGGTTCTGAATAAGTAACTCCACCATGACAGTCAAGATAACCTAAATCATCAACACTTTTCTTTGCTAACTTATGGCTGTAAGGTATACCAACATATCCGCATCTGTATGCTCCTGGCATAAACAGAACCACATATGGATAACCTTTGTATGTAGACTTTGTTTCTAAAACTGGTTTCATTTAATCACTCCCATTCACTCTCGTATTCATCTTCGCCCTCATCATAGTAACCATTTTCCATGATTTCTTTGAATGCAGCTATTGCCTTTCTGAACCTGTCACGCAAAACCTGTTCTTTCTGTTCAAGATCATCAATAACCTTTTTTCTTTCTGCGATTTCTTCTAAAAGAGATTTATTCTCTTCTTCAAGATTGTATCTGGCAATGCGTTTCATGGTTGTTGGATCAAGTTTTACAAGTTCCTTTCCAGTAACGTAAAGAGTTGTTGGATTCATTATTGCCGGCGCATACGTTCTTGTCTCGCCATAAACCGATGTAGTTTCTATTTGTTCTGGTGGTTCAGTAATATCCTCAATGGATTCAACATCAAAGCACATCATTTTCTGATTGCTAAAATAAATAATCTGTCCTGTTTGTACCATTTCATCACTCCTAACTAAACGGAAATTCATCTTCCATACTGCCTAAATCTGGCACATCCATGAAACTAGGTTCCGGCGGCGGTACTGGTCGTGTATCTGGTTTCTGTGGATTCTCTGTCTGACCTTTGTTTTCTGCAAAATCATGTGATTCCACAAAACAGTCATTTGTGTATATTTTTTCACCATTTTGGTTCGTATAACTTCCAGTCTGCCATTTCCCTCTAATATTAATTTTCATTCCTTTTTTCAGAAATTTCTCAACAAATTCTGCATTCTTTCCAAGTGCTACGCATGGTATAAAGTCGGCTTTACGCTCTGTGTTCTTTCTTTTTTCTCTATCAACCGCCAATGTGTATCTGGCAATCTTAGTGTCGTTAGTTCCCATTCGTATTTCCGGGTCAGCTGTCAGCCGCCCGGATAATACAACTACATTAAATCCCATACAATCACCTCTCAATCTGAATGTCGCATCTAATAAGTGCGTGTTTGATTTTCTTTGTATTTCCTGTTACAGTTTCTTCTTTCCCGATAACAAAGGAAATATCATCTTCTGTTACGTTGAATCCTTTTGTTTTGATATGCTCCATGATGATTTCTTTAATTTCATCTGTGCCGATTCCGATTGTTATTTCCAATGGTGTTACCTCCCTGGTTTGTATACTGGTGGCATTGGTTGCCATGCAATGACTGGGTAATATGCAATTCCGTGTTCTTCTACCATGCCCCATCTTCCACCGCCTAAATATGTAAGGGTTGTTGGTAACTCGGCGTCTTTTATGGTAACGTTGTATTTTATCTTATCTTCTGGGCTTTCTCTCACATCTGGCTCTGGCGGTAACTTCACTTCTGTTGGAATCCACATATCCGCAGGACTGTAGGAACAAATCAGTTCTTCAACTTTCTCGATTGCATCATTCCATCCTTTATCGTACTTACATTCTTGTTCGGAAGGTTCTGGCTTTTTCAGTTTGTCAAGTGTTTTTAAGAAGATTTTCATTGATTAATCCTCCTTGACTTTCTCAATAGTTTCTTTTATTGCTTCTTTCACAGCCTTGGTTTTAATCATCTTATCTGCCAAGGCTTTTGCCGCTTCCTGTACGATCACGTTTTTATTCTCTTCTAGTATCTCGGAAATATGAGAATGTATCATCCTACACAACGGCTCATTGGTTTCTCTACTACCATATAACTCTTTTTTATAAATAACTCCTTTGATTTCTTTGGTAATTTTTTCAACTACCTTGTCCTCAACATTTTTACGGATTTCCTTTGCAATTTCTTCCTCATTGACACCAATCGTTACTGGTACGCTGAATACGCTCATTTTCAATTTCCCTCCCCTATAGCTATCACATCACATCCAATAAATACCAATTCCTCATGTTCACTAATTCCATAGCCGACAGATCTTCTTCCTACTTTAAAAAATACATTATTTGTATTAACCGTAACTCCTTCAGTTTTTTCCATATAATCAGAAACAATAGCTTTCAAAATATCTTCATTTAAGAAAGCCTTTCTTTCGACTATTTGATGTTCTTTTGGCATATATTCAAGCCATGTCTCTATACCTTTGTATTCTTTTCCTTCTGTGTCAGTCCATTCGCCATTTCCAGTATATGCAAGCATGATGATTCTTTCAGAGTTTTTCAGCTTTACATAATACAAACATGCGGTATCATCAGTTGGAGCTTCTGGAAGCATATCTCTTACTGAGCGCCATGCACTAGTTGAAGGAATTGTTTTTCCTGCTTTACGGTCTACATGCTCCTGTCCTTTAATTACATAGTTTCTAAATTTTTTTGGCATTAATTTTCCCCTTTCAATCATTCAGCTGAATTATTTTCCTTATCATCTTCAATTGCTTTCCCAAGGCAAGCCATAACAGATGCACAATCAAGCAGTATTTCTCTTTCTCTGATGTTTCTTCCGTCTTTTGTATGCCAATCTCCTACTATATAAAGTTCGGCATTTGCAGAAAGAATATCTGTTTTCATGTCCCAGTATTTAATATGAATTTCATAAGCTGCATTTGCAGAAATTGGATTTACATAAATTCCTTTTGTTACTTCTTTCCAATCTTTTAATTCAATTGATACCATCTATTTCTCCTTTCAAAACGGACATAAGTCCAAATTAACTTCTAGCCCCGGTCTGGCAATCTGCACCAGGGCATCATCCCAAACCACCGCTTCTTTTATCTCCTTCAAAATCTGTTCCGGGTCAGCTGCTTCATTACTCAAATGAACCAATGTTACCGTCCGTAATTCTGCCGTATGGTTTGTTTTTACTAGGATTTTGCAAGTATCTAAGGAACAATGCCCTTTAAGCCTGTGCGTGTAATTTTCAGCTGTTTTGTCAACCAATTCTTTACAATAGTTACACTCAATAACAAAGTGGTTCAGTCGCATTGCTTTGAAGTTGTACTTGCAGTATTCAAAGTCTGTCATGTACAGCAGTTTTCCCATTTCTTCATGTTCCACGATATACCCATAATTGAAACATGGAATAAGTTGCCCTGTGTCCTTGTCCCTTGTAGTATGCGGTAAATAGAACGGTATTACTGTAAACGAACCAACCCGAAACGGTCTTTTCTCTGGAACTCCTTTCATTAATTCACCAGTGATAATTTGCAGATGTTCCACAGTTTCATCATTGGTGTAAATCTGAATACCTAAATTCATCAGATTTTTAAATGATTCACGGTGATCACTCAACCGTGTTCATGGGTAAGAAGCACGCCAGAAACATCACTTGTTCTGTAATCAATAGCTTTCAGAATGTCTTTGTATCTGCATCCGCAGTCCAGAAGAAGCATTTCTCCGCTGTTCGATTTCAGAACATAGCAGTTTCCGTGGGTGCTTCCTGTGTTTACTACTCGCATGAACATTTATTATCACCTCTATTTCTAAATATTCCTTTAAATCAGTTTTCTTCATTCACAACAATACCGCCGTGGATAATAACTCGCTTTCCGTCCGAATCGTCAAAATAAACTTCATTTTCAGATTCGGAAACATCGAACTTCCCAGACCAGGACTTGATTTTACCGCCATTGTAATCGTAAACAGTTACGGTTCGGTTCAGTCCACCGTCAATATTACTAGATAGTGATTTTAATGATCTGCTACAGGAAGAACAACCACTAAACATTGTGATTGCTGTAACCCCTGTGACTAATACTGCTGTCTTAATACATTTATGCTTCATTTTGGCTCTCCTTTTACATTGTAAGTCGGATTATAATGAGTACCACATATGTAATAACATTTAAAAGAATAATTAAATTGGTTCGATTGTATTCATTTTTTCGAATAAAAGTTACTATCCATCCCAAAAGTGCTATTGAAAGCAAAATAATAAGCACAATTGTGGAAGTTTCCATCCTACATTTCCTCCTGGCTCATAAATGACGGAATTTCTGTTTCCACTGGCTCTGCTGCCGGAACTTGTTCTTTCTCGGCGGTCTTTACAACTTCTGCGACTGTTGGATGTTTAGGCTGTTCTTCGATTTCCGCTGGCTCGTCTGGGATAAATTCTTCTGAATTGGCGTTCTGCTCGATTTCTTCCTGTACTTCTCTGTATGTGGCATCCATCATGTTGTATTCGTAAGCCTGCACTGGATTGTCCCATCTCTTAGGAATAGACTTCATAATGTTGTTTCGCATCTTACGAATAATCATTGATTCTCTGGATTGTGTTTCATAATAAGACGGTGAAATATACGGTCTTAATTCCTCACAGTCAATGATTGCTTCCATTTCTCCAATGTCAGCGACCTTTTTCATGATTTCTTTTTTCTTTGCTTCAATTTGAGCTTTCTGCACATCTGTAGCTTTATATCTGTCTGCACAAATTCCAAATGTTTCATTCTGGAGATTATTCTTGATGTGTGCTGCAAGATTCTTCAGTACATCTGCTCTTTCACAAGAAAGATATTCAATATGTCCGTCCTTATACTGAATCGGATATACGATACGGACTACCTTACCTACACCAGATTCTTCCCATTCTGGCGGTGTGATTTCCACACCTTTATGTCTTGGTGGGATATACTTATCACCTTCTCTGACTTTCCAGTACGGGAATACTTTAGCTACATCGACACCATATCTACTTACAAGAGCGTCATTTCCATCGCCCTCAATCGCAAATTCGATTTTCTTCTCCCACTGAGGTTTCTGCCCTTTCGCCGCTATATTTACGTTTCTGATCTGGAAATAACATTCTCTCGGCTGCGCATTTGCGTTCAGCTTCAATGCTGCTACTTTGCTCAGAATGAATTTAAGGTTGGAGCCATTTATTGCCTCAAAACTTACTCCGCTCTCATGCACCATCTGGAAAATAGATCCCATTGCCGCTACTACGCAATCTTTTGAGTAGGAATCAAATTCCATTCCTCTTGAAGTCAAATCTCTTTCCATTAAATCAACATACCGATTTGTATAGTAGGAAAGCTGTGTGTTAAATGTTGCTACTTGTGTGTTTTCTGCCATTTTAATTCTCCTTTTCTTTATTTATATGCTCAGTGGCATATGAAACAGGATGAAATAATTTGTCCTATGTTGAATTGTAATTTCCTGTTCTTTCATTAACTGTTTTATTTTTCCCTGTTGTGCTTTCCGGGCATTCACCCGGATTCATATGCCACCGATTTTTTATTTACTCTACGTGGAATCTTCCATAACCGCTTGTTCTGCCAGACCCGATGCCACATCCAAATCCTGCAAGCTGAATAATATTAACGATCTGCTCAATGGAATAAATATTATCTACATATGCAAGTTCGATTTCTGCTGACCATCCGGTAAATCTGTTTAAATGTACAAGAATAGGTTTTCCTTTCTTTGGTGACATTAGTTTTTCGTCAATGTAATGCTCAGCAAACTTAATCGGTATTAAACCTCCTTTGGCGATAATATTTACTCCAGCTTTGAACTTTGTACTATATGTATCAACCCCATTTCTTACAACAGCATCGCAAAAACATTTCAATAACCCGAATGCTGTAATGCAAGGTGCATTGTTGGTGAGTGCATCAATAAGGCCTTTTTCTGAGAAATCTGTAGGTTTTCCATTGTACCAGTGAATTGATGTAATGATTTCTTCCCATACATTTGCTTTTTCAAGGTTCTTTGCCTTGTCTTTTCTCTGATCAATCAGTTCTCTTGCGATCACGTCATTCATCTTATTGAGAACTAAGTCTCCGTCTCCGATGATTGTGACTGTTGCGTGCTTAACGTTGATTGCCTGTAACTGAATTCTTTCTTCTTTTTTAGTTTCCATAATTCTTTTCCTCCGATTTTTTAATAGTTTTTATAGTTTCTGTTTGCGCAAACATTCAAGCAGATTAATCCACAATAGTTTAATATAAATATAATGTTGTGTTATGTATTTTCGTATGCCGTATTGTACTGTGCTATCCTGTAATGTATTGCGAAAGTAATCCGCTTAAATCTTTGCGTAAATTTCAGATATGCTTAACTGACAATAGAAAATGTCTTATAGTGTCCTGTATTTTTCTGTAATATGCTATCCTATATTTTGCTTGCACTGTAGTTAGCTTTCCTATTCTTGGCAGATTCTACTGCCAGTTAAATACATCTGGTTGAGTTGAATGCTCAGTATGTAACACGAATGTGCTGTACTTTAATTTTCTATCTTGCTGTGTTCTTTGTTTTTATTTGGCATAGCATCTTCATGCTACATACTCAAAATTCAATTTGTTTGGATGAGCCGCTTTATAAGCGATATAAAAGTCATGATAAATTGTAATATCTTATAATGTGCTATCATGTGGTGTTTTTTAATATTCTATCTTATGATGACGGTTATACCGCCTGTAAAACAGCCCATCCGTTAAGTACTGTGTTGTATTATTCTGTGCTATTATTTCCTGTTGTAAGAATTTTTGTCCTATAGTAAGTATTCACAACACTTGTCACTCTGCATAAGTGAGAATAATTTTGATGTAGTTTATTATATTGTCTTTTGTTTTCCTGTTTTTTAATGTACTATGCTATCCGCTTATGCAGACTGATAAATGCTGTGGTTTCCTACGCTCATAAACCTGTAAAATCAAGCGAATATTCTGTTTCGAACTATCCTGTGATGTCGTGTTGTGTTCTGCTTTTTCCTGTACTTTACTTCTTTTGCCTATTTTACAGGCATATCAACGTAGTAATTTCGCCGCTACTGCACTCATGTCCCTACAAGAATAAGGTGTTTTGCTTTGCTCTGTGATATTATGTATTGTCCTATTTAGCAATATAATGTGCCATAATATAGTTTGATTTCTTCCTACTCCTGTAGGCATATCAGCACAGTAGCGGCATTTATGTTTAACTAATCAGTTCCCAAACTTCTTCGTATTCAGAAATATTCTGGTATTTCTGCTTTACTGAAAGAAGTTCATTCCGACAGCGCTCTAAAAGTGCTTCGTATTCATCTGGCTGCTTCAAAATAAGCTGTGTTGGCTTGTATCCGCTTTTCCCATCTGTCTTGTAAAACACTCGAATTGCTGTCGGCTTTGACTTGTTATCAATATCCTGTTCCACGATTTTTAACTGACAAACTATCTGTCTGGCTTCGTGGATTCTGTATTTTTCAGCTGCTATGGAATCATCCCATGTAAAGCACTTATGTAATTCTGTACTTTCGTCCCTTGCTTTCTCAAGAATCTGCTGTGGTGTAGCAGATTCCATCTGATCGCAAATTTCCATGATTTCAGATGCGCATTTTGTAGCATCTGCCTTGAAAAAATGTTTTCCCCATGTTGCTGTTAGCATTTTCCCCTCCTGTTTCTGCATAGGTGCCTGTGTATAGCAATGAAAGATGTTCTGTATTGTCTTGTTCTCTGATTTTCCGTTCTTTATAATCATATATTTCGGTATAATGGCAACTTTCATTGCCATGCAACGACACCTATGCTTTTTGATTTTTTATTTAGATTCTTTTCACTCTCAAATCATCATCCGTCACTCTTAGGACAATCATTTGCTGTTCAGCACTAGGAAGTCTGGTTGTGTTTACGCTCTCGCTGTTGTCAACAAAAATCGGCAAATTCAAACCGTTCAAAGCCTGTAAACCTCTAAGCAAATCAATGTCACACAAGATTTTGTCAGAATAATTCAAACCATCAAAGTAATTCACTCCATTACAGATCATCTTGCAAGTTTCCACTGGATTTCCATCAATCGTGTAATCAAGAAAACTGAACTGGAAATGCTTAAAGTATGGATTGATTTTCTCAGCCAGTGCCTTATTCTTCTGAATTGAGAAGTTAAGAACGGTGTCAATGTTCTTTTCAATATCAGCTTGAACCTGTCCAAGGCTTTTCAGTTCTTCATTCAGTTCGGATACTCGCTTTTCTTTCTCTGTGACTGCTGCCTGTGCAATCTTAATGTCTGCATCCACATTGGAAATCTGTTTCATAACATTGCTGATCTGCATTCTTAATTCCTGTTTCTTTCCAGGAACATCATCAAATGATTTCAGTTTCTCTTTAAGATCTGCAATTCTCGCTGTAACTGAAAGATATTCTTCATCATTTGTCATATCTACAGATTCTGGAAGCTCCGTAAATTTGGACTGTTCTTCCTCAATCTGCTTAGTGAGTTCAGCAACTTCATCCTGTGCTACGCTAATTTCCGACTGTAATTTGTTGATTTCCTCGTTAGTTTTCTTTAATTTTGCAGCGGAAGTATTTCCAAGGTCGCAGACATATTTAAGCTTTTCCTGCTTCTCCAATTCAAAGGATTCTTTTACTTTCAACTGTGATTCAATTCTAGTCTTCTTCTTTTCTTCAAAGGAAGCTCTCAATTCGGCAATCTGTTCATCTGGCAGTTCCTGTCCACAGGTCGGGCAAATAGTATCAGAATCATTGAATGTTTCGACTTCAATAGCTTTCAGTCCAGAATCATCCCACTCCATTTCTTTTATTCTTGGATAGTCCTGTCTGGCTCTATCCAAGTCGGCTTTTGCCTGTTGTCCAGCTCTTATGTGGTTATCCAGTTCCATTCCAATAATACGAATGCTTGATTCCTTTTCTGATTTTTTTAACTTAAGTTCGGAAAATGTATCAGAAATGAATTTTTGTCTGGCTCTTAACCATTCATTCGCCTTGCTAACAAGTCCATCCCTGGAAGATTTCAGTCCTCGGATTTCATATGAAAGGCTGTCATAGCCTTTTGCCGAATCTTCAAGAATCTGTTCCTGTTCTTCCAGTTTAGAAAGCTCCGCATTAAGCTCCTGTTTTTTGGATTCTAGGGAGGAAGTGTCTTCCGCTTCAACACTTCTATTGGTTTCATACTTGATTTCCGTGTCTTTTTCATCGCATTTCTTTTTCTGATCTCTTAAATCTTTTCTTAATTTTTTCAGAGTGTTTTCTATAGAATTTCCTTTTGTTATTTCGCTTAAAGAAACATATTGAGGATTGTCTAAAATAAATTTATTTACGTCAAATCCTGCCATCTCCCCAAGCTTTTTTCTGGCTTCCGAAGTGGATTTCTGTAAAATATCAAGAAAAGTTTTTGAATTACTGCACATCAGAAGCGTTGAAGGTTCTGCTATTGACTGGATGAACTCGGTATAATCTTTTGATTTAGCCGGGAATCCGTCAATTTCATAAGAAGTTTCATTTCCATCGAATACCTCTTCTGACTGTCCTCTTGGTTTTCTCCACTTCTGCTTTGTGATTTTGCGGATCATTTTTTCTTTCCCATCAATCGCAAGTGTAAGTTCTCTTACAACATCAACCTTTGGCACTTCCACGCCATTTTCTTTTCTGCGAATAGAAGTCGGTTCTGTACCATTTGCCATCTTTCCTGTCAAAACGTCCAAATATGCATCCTGCAATGTGGACTTTCCTTCTCTGTTTCTGCCGGAAATCTCTGTTCTTGGAAACAAATCTACAGACTTACTCGGAAACTTCTTGTAATTCTCCAACGAAATCTTTTTCACTTCCACCTTCATGCTCGATTATCCTCCCTATTGATACCTCGTATGCAGTTCTAAGCTCTACTTCATCACCAGATAATTTTTTATGATAAATCCGGCTCTGGATTCTTCCGATTATTTTTACGAAATCTCCAACCTTGAAATCAGCAGCTTCTCTGGCTTCTTTCCACCATGCTATACATGGGATATAATCTGTTCTTCGTAAGTCATATTCGTTGCAAGCAATCATCAAATCACAGATTTCTTTTCCTCTTGGTGCTCGGCGGTACACAGGCGGTTTGCAAAGATAACCTTCCAGAATGATTTTGTTTTCACCTTCTGCGCTTCCATCACCATCTCCACACCAGATTGTTTCCGCTTTGATTTCAAGAATCAAATGTGACTTTCCACTTTCATGTTTGTTTGAAGAACTGTATCTCCCTTCAACGTAGACGTATTTTCCAATCTTTAAGCCCTCCGTCTGCTTTTCTTCAACAATTACCGGAAGTAAATCTACGTTCCCGCTGGTACGCTTTGCACCAATATAGAATCTTACGAATTTTTCTCCGTCCTTGAAAAACGTTCCTGGCTGAATATCCATTATTACGCCAAATATCTGAACTTCATTCTTATTATTCTTCATCCTCCAATTTCTCCATTTCTTTTACGGAAATCTCATATACTGTTTCCGTTTCTTCCCCATTAACATAAACATCACGGCTCATTAACCTTCCGTTTACTTTAATGTAATCATTTCTTTTAACCTCTACCGCCAGATCAGCACCTTTTCCCCATAAATTGCAGCAAATAAAATCTGCTCTTTCCGAATGATCTCTTGGAATTGCTACGAAAAGATTTGAAACTTTCCTGTGCGTTACTGATGTAAGTTTTGCATATGGTTCTTTCGTGCAACTTCTGGCAATAAACTCTGCTTCGTTTATATCACCTTCTGGAACCTGTTCTTCCAGGATTTTCACTTCATCAGCTACGATATAATTAACATTGTGGTGCTTATTTGGATTTTTAGAAGTGTCCATGCTTCTGATTGCTCCTGTTACCACAACTTCTTTTCCGTTATAATCATTGTCACGTACAATGGAATCTTCTATAACGATTGGAAACATATCCACTGCACCGCTTTTACGAATGACTGTCAGCATGAATTTGTAATAGTATCTTCCGTAATGCTCGTGGCTGAATACTATTTCCCCGGCTCTACCGGATAATCTTACTTTATTTAATCTTTGCATTTACTTTTCCTCCATTTCTAATATAATAGGAAGAAACACCATTGAGAATAAGACTGTTGATACAAAGAACACCCCGATAGCATCAAATGATGTAAGCATCCATGTGATTGAGAAGATTACTGTAAACACCCCTATCCCTACAAATATTTCTCCTATTGTCTTTACCACCTCTTTCATTTTGTCCTCACTTTCTTCTGGATGTGGTTACTGCAAGTGCAGCTGCCAGAATAGCGATAATTACATTTCTTGCCATCAGCTTTTCTTCCAGATCAGCAATGATTTCACTGGAAAGTGGCTGATTTTCGCCATTTTTTTGCATAAAAAGTCCTCCTGTTATATTTTTGTTTGTCAAATACAGTAGGTTGTGATATAATAATCCTGTATTTAACTAACGTCGACTTAGTTAGATACCGTCCTGGTTGGTGTATCCGCACCTTCCAGGACACTTAATCTGCTTCTACAAATTTTCCATCTTTCAGCGTATAGAAAGTATCTTCCTTGATATTTTCCCCATCTACTTTTGCTGATTTAACATCTACAATATGATATTCATAATTGATCTCTTTCCACTCTGCTAAAACAATAAAACATCCAATTTTTCCTTTAGCTTTTGAATTAATTCCTGTAGCTAATGCAATACTTTCTTTTCCTTCTACAATTGCCGCTGACTGATCTCCAGTATTGGTTGCCGCTGACTGATTTCCGGTATTGGTTGCCGCTGACTGATTTCCGGTATTGGTTGCCGCTGACTGATA